GTCTTTCGCATCTAATTGATCCCATCCAACTAGCGTAAAAGAATAACCTTCAACCCCATTTATTGTACCATCAGAAATAATGGCAACGTATTGAGATGGGAGTGTAACAAGTTCAGCAACCTTACCTGACTCTAGTCTATTCGCCCAGATGTAAGTGTTACCTGTAATTAGTTTATAACCTACAGCACTCTCGATAAATTCAGAGAATGATTGATATTCATTTGGTTTTTCTAGTAAATCGTTTAAAGGCGAATCAGCAATCTCAGCAACCGCTTTTACACGAACTAACTCAGCCTTAGCAATATCCGCAGTAGTACTAGCGTTATTAAGCATTGACTTGTATCTTGCTAATTCTTTTTTGTTCTTTACCTGGTAAACATAGAAAGGAACAGTAGAAATAGTTTTAGAGATACGTTTGATGATAGCATATACCTCACTATTGTTTTTATAGTCAAGTACAAATTTTTGCTGGTCTAATTCTGGATAAAGTGTTCTTCCTCCAATCAATCCACCAAAATCAGTAAAAGGATTGTTAAAAGTCACCTTTGGTGCTGCCTTCTGTTGAAAAGGGTTAGCTGCCTTTAGTATGTCCGTTAAATTCACGCTATATATTATTTTTACAAAAGTAACAAATTTTTAGCCTATACAACCCACCCTCTTTTTGGTTTAGCATATTTTGTGTATATGGCATACCTCATAGAGTCCATCAAGTGATCTCGAAACTTCACAGGTTCATCAAGTGTGTTGCCATCCGTATCGGTCTTCCACTTGTAGTTTTTAATCTCATCAAGCAAATCTAATGATTCTGATTTGATGTGCAGAGGAAATGACTTTACCTTGTTGATTCCTGCATAAACATCTTTGACAGCAGACTTTAAGTTAAACCCAGCCTTATTAACTTCCGATATGGTTTTCGGTTCAGCAGGATCGGCAAATATCTCAGAATTTCTATCGAGTCCTAGTGACCTCATCCTATCAATTAGTAACGCCGTCGACATTTTTGTATCGTAGATTAATTGGTCGACAAATAACTCGCCATCAAAGTTCTTAACCCTAACAAGGGCTGTTTGGTTGTTAAATCCAAAGTCAAGCCCGTAAAACACATCTCCGCCATCAGGGAAGTTTCGTCTTCGCTTCCAATGCGTATAAATGGTCGCTTGGGATATTGCTCTCTCCCCTAAGCCGTAAACACGCCAATATTCATGGTCGGCAGCTTTAAGCCTCTCAATCTCTTCCACGATGCCTTTCTCAAGAAATGGATTGTCTAGGTAGGTAGTGATGGTAAAGTCAGCATCTTCTCTCGGAACAACCTTATCGTAAATCCAGGAGTAGTAATCAGAAGGGTTATAGTCAATTACAATCTTTTCTGTTGTTCTTAAGGACAACTGCATCCAAGACTCGTAGTTTACCTCGTTTGCCTCGTTTATAAACAGATAATTACGTTTTCGACCTCTAATCTTCTGCGGTTGGTCAGTAGAAACGAACTCTACGACATTACCACCCAAAAAGTAGATGTTATCGGTCTTATTGTGCTTCTCTTCGCTATAAAGCCCATATTTGGACAATATCTCTACAAAGTCACGCATAACCGACCCTTTGATGGACGGAAGTGAGCTACGACATATTGTCAGAGTCTTTCCTTTTTCTTGGAGTAGTTTTACGATAAACCATGTAATTACATTGTAAGTCTTACCCGATCTTGTTCCACCTTGCATGATGGATATTCTCTTTTGTGAATTTTGGAGGACTTCGAATACTACGTTTGTGGTAACGTTCATAGAAAAAATTTAAAAAATAGGATGGAAGTTTACTAATAGAAAACTTTTGGTTTTATAGAAAGGTAGGGGCTTGTTTCACAGACTGCTATTTTAAGCCCCATTTAAGCCTTTCAAATATTAAATGGACACATAGTACTACACATAGGGTTAAAAGCCGTAGAATCGTCTTAAAATGCGAAATAAAGCTATTGTGGCTATTCCTCATAGTCACCATCTTCATTTATATCCAATAATTCCCCTTTATCATGGTTATAAAGAGGTATCTCATCACTCTCCCCTGCTTTGTATGCAGGTACGACCATTCCAGGTTCAGTCTGAGTATCAAAGTTTATTATCTCACCTTCTGGTAAGGTCTTGTGCTCATCTCCGTCTATTTGCTTCATAATATCTCCAATTTGGTTAGGTTTAATGACATTGACTGTAATCTGCTTAACCACATCTCCTTCATGACTAACCTCAGTCTTCTCGATATACCCTCTTCTCTTGCCTCTAGTTTTCAGAAGGAACATTGTAGCTAAGGTATCACCCCTAGCAATCCTCTCCATCAGCTTCTGTTCGCCAAAGTCAAGCATTATCTCCTCAGGCTCGATTTCAGCTAATCTCTTAGCAAAGTCAGCATCATCCTTTAACCAAGTCTTATACTGCGTCCTACCGACTCCTGATGCTTCACAAGATATGGTGATATTGCCAAAGTTCTCCTTATAGGCTATAATAAAAGCCTCTTTAGCTATTTCCTTGAATTGTGCGTTCATATTATCCAGATTTTGATGTCTCGTATTATTGACCTCAGCTTATTGTTGTTATAAGTTTTCCTAAACCTTTTTACATTTCTTTTTGCTTTTAATAGGCTTATTTCGAAAGCCGCTAATGAAGTATAATTTAACTTCATATTATCTATTCTTTAGTTTGTTTACCAAATTTTGGGACTTAACAATACTTCTATACTTCCTTGCTATATCTTTTGGTATAAAAAACGATGGTATTTTTATCATAATAGGCTTTTCTCTTAATTTTTGCATTTTGTTATCTATTCTTTGTTGGTGTGCGTATTGAAATAATAGTAGCTACCTTCTTCTCTAGGTTCTCATGACCAACCCATTTGCCACAGTTAGTGCATTCGAACTGAGTTTCATTCACTTGACTAAACCAAACATATCCTTCTGTAATAGTTCCGCATTTACAGGTGTACAATTTCTTTCCGTAAGTATCTTTCATAGTCATTTCTTTAACTTGGTTACGTTATTGCTAAGAGGCTTTACCAAGTGTTTAATTTAAGTCTACAAGTTATATTGTAATGTTTAAAAATGTTAAAATCATTGTTTTATATCAGAATATTGGGGGGCACAAGGGGTGCAATGGATCGTTTACGCTAAAAAATAGGGTAGGGGGTAGGGTGGGGTAGGGTAGTCCTCCCCTATTTAACATAATATATATTATTGGCTGTTGCTCTACCCTATTTGGTTGGTTCATATTGTGTGGTTGTGTGGTCAAAATTAGGGATTAATATTTAATGATTGGAAAGGCTCACAAAGGCGAAAAGTAAAAACCACTTAAAGTATTATATTAATATACACTACTACTATAATAGTAGAAGTAAATTAAATTACTAATAGTACTTACTATTTAATATACTATTTATTATTTAATATTAAATAACTAATTAAACAATTGATACTATAATACTTACTAATTGTATATCCATTTAACCGAATACCTCATAAACTATTTTAAATATTTTTATAATTATTTACATTTATTTGCACTTTGTATTGACTTAATTACTATATTCGTTTTGCCATTGAGGCACAAAACACACACAAAAACACATAAACAATTAAAAATCAATTAGTTATGAAAACAATCACACTAAAAAACGAGTATCAAGTTAGCCAACTATTACAATCTATTGCCTCAAACATCATAGATTGGAAAGCCAATACAGGTGAGTCAAAGGCAAAGACTATGATATTAAAAGACCTTTTAGATTTGGCTATTGATATTGAAAAACAAACAGGTATAAAGGCATATCAAGAAACAAGTATCAAGTCTTTATTTCTTGACGTTCATCACTCAACTATTAACAATTTCGATTTATAAACCTATAAAACCTACACAATGCAAACGATTAGCCTCTTTGAATTTATCGCCTTATTTATTAGCGGTATCTTATTATATACACTTGTCAAGACTATATGGCAAGAGTTAACACAATACAAATAAACAAACCTTTAAACACTACAAACACAAACACAATGAAAACAAAATTTAACAACAGCGAATTAAGTCACATTTGGGCAAATCAAACGCAATCACATGGTAAAGGCTCAAATATGTTTTTTGAGGGCTCTCGTATTTACTCTTACGGCTATCATTTTATTTTAGCTGATAAGGTAGAATACAACGGCAAAGCAGCTTTTTTAATTAATGATGCAAGCTATTCAAATACAACTAACAAGCATCAAAGCTTAGTTTTGAGGGCTATCCCGTCAAACATTCCTATTTTTAGAGTTAAGATATTCCCATCCAATTTAGATAGTGCCTTTCAGCATGAAAATAATTTAAAGTACTTTATTAAAAACGCATTGGATGCAAAGGATAAAGCATACAAAGCAACAAAACTAAAAAACGAATACATAGAACAGGCTTTAATTCATTTATCTATTTATCAAAAATATGTTGAGTTTTTTAATATTAATATGTCTCAATGTATTGACTCATCAATTTTACCAACTTTTTTAAGTATGTACGATGAGTTGATAAATTACAAAAAATCGGATGAGTTTAAAAGATGGTTAAGTAGACAAGAGGAAAACAAAAAGAAAGCGGAGGCAAAGGCACTAATTGACGCAAAGGAAAAGATTGAGGCTTTTCGTCAGTTTAAAATATCGTCAATCTATGCAAATTTGGGGCACTATCTTTTGAGATACAATAAAGAAACGTCAAACGTTGAAACAAGCGGAGGCGTAAAAATATCAAAAGACTTGTTTTTGTCAGCTTATCAACGTCTAATTAATAACGAACTTTTGAAAGGTCAGCACGTGGATAGATACACATTTAACGGAGTTGATGGCGAAATTGTGTCCGTTGGCTGTCATAAAATACCCATGACCGAAATACAAAGTATTGTGGCTGTTTTGTAGGGTTTACTGATGATGGGGTAAAATTCCCCGAAACGGAGTAAGTTCCCCCGCTTACCCGTCTAAACCAAAATCAAAACTATGCTATTAATACAGCTTAGGACAAACGATGCAAAGCCTAAAAAAATAGGCTTAATAGTTACCAAAAAGCAATTTGAGGTAATTAATCAACAACAAACCTTAGGAGGTTTTTTAAGGTATCAAATTGATATTTACGATGATAATATCAAGAAAGGCAAACTTGATATTTTAGCCTTTAATCAATTTATGCTTGAGGTATTTAAGTCTAATCAAATTGTAAACTATTTTTTTAAGCCAATAACAAAACAAAACTATTGGTTTGACTATTTAGCAAAATAAGCCCATTTTAGCCACTTTCT